ACTTGAGTTGTCCGAGAGGGGGCGAATATGGAAATTAGAATTTCCGAGATTGATCTTGATAAGACTCTTGCCAAGGCGCAAAAGATTGCTAAGCGCTCGGAAGTAAAGGGCTTAGAGGGTGGCTATGAAGTTTCTATTGAAACTCGCCAAGAAGAAAACGATTATGGTTTTACAGTTGAATATCCAGTTCTTGTTGTAAGCGGTTCTGCTTTCAAGTTTAACGGCTGGAAATTCGTTGGCGTTGCTGACTTTGTTGAGGGCAAAGCGATCACTCGCTCATTGCCAGAAGGTCGTGAGTTAAATCCTTCCGAGGTAAAGGTTGGCTATTGCGATCATTGCCAGACAAACCGTGTTCGTAAGCAAGCATTATTTGTAGAAAACGAACAGGGTGAGTTGAAGCAGGTTGGGTCAAGTTGCGTCAAGGATTTCGTAGGTTGGGATTTCTCAGTCGGCGTTATTCCTACCGAATCAGAGTTCGAATCTTTAGGATCACGCTTTGGTGGAGTTACTGGCGTTTCTATCGGTGACTTAATTATCCAAGCCGTAGCAGTAGTTGAAAAGTATGGCTACATTAAGAGCAACCAAGCCCTTAGCACCAAGCAAGTTACATGGGCTTTGGTCACAGGTTATGGAATTGATACACCAATTCTTGAGGAAATCCGTAAAGAGGTTGGTCAGATCACTTTGGCTCATATTCAAAAGGCTGATAAATTGATTGAGTTCGGCAAGTCATTTGAGGGTGCCAGCGAGTATGCCCAGAACTTACGGACAATCTGCTCTTTATCTGTAATCACCGAGCAGTACGCTGGGATCGCGGTTTCTTTGACTAAGGTTTATGACGACAAAAAAGCCAAGGAAATCATTGAGCAGATTCAGTTCAAAAAGGAGCAGTTTGCTCCAGTAGGCGACAAGGTTGAAATTCAAGTCAAGGTTATTGGGGCAAATACTTTTGAGAGCGCCTATGGCTGGACAAGTCTTTATACCTTCGCAAGCGCTGACTATCAGTTCAAGTGGTTTTCAAGCCGTAGTTTTAATTTTGAGATCGGTGACGAAATTGTTATCAAGGGAACCGTCAAAGGATCAGACGAATACAAGGATTCATTCTCAACACTTCTAACTCGGTGCAAAATAGTCGCCTAAGAGCCATGCGATACAATAAACCTACTGTGCGCTAGTCGCCCGAGTTTCGTCTTACCTCCGTGTCCGTGTGACCTAGACGGTGACTTGGGCTTCCCATGCGCCGTCATAGGAGGAATAGATGGCTAAGTACCGCGTATTAAAGGGTCTTGATTACCCGCCAAACAAACGCGCCGAAGTTGGCGCAGTTGTAGAAGATTTACCAGCCACCGCAATTAAGTGGCTACTAGAGGACGGCATTATTGAAGATGCCACAAAGCCAGTAAAAGTAGAAGTAGTAGAGCCAGTAGTTGAGGTTCCAGTTGTCGTACCAGTTGAGGAAACTCCAGTTGCTAAAGGTTTTGATCCTGAAGCAACCGATGGCGATGGCGATGGATTCCTTCAAGACGGTACACAATTCCAACGCCCAGTTGAGGAGAAATAATGCCTACATTCCGCCACGGTAAAAATGTTAAAGTATTTGTAAATGAGTTTGATTTCTCGTCTTACTTTACTGACATGACAGCAACTTCAACTGTCGAAACCGCAGAAACCAGCACTTTCGGATCAAGTGCGAAAGAATATATTACAGGGCTTCAAGACGGCACAGTTTCAGTAAGCGGAATGTTTGAAGGTACAGCAAGTGTTGGTACTGACGCATTTTTCGCAACTGCTCTTGGCAGTTCAAGCAAAGTAAAAGTTATTGTTGCCCCAGAAGGTCACGCAAACGGCAATCGTGCCGTTATGCTTCAAGCAGACGACACCTCTTATGAGGTTTCAGGTGCTATCGCAGATGTTGTTCAAGCAAGTGCCGAGTTCCAGTCCTCAGACAGAATTGACCATGGGGTAATTTTATCCTCTGGATCAGCCGTTAGTGCGACTGGCACAGGAACTAGCGTGGACAATACCGCTTCATCAGCCAACGGCGGCGTGGGCTTTTTAAGCGTTCCAGTAAATACCCGTAACGGAAATGTGACTGTAAAAATTCAGGCTTCAGCCGATAATTCAACTTTCACAGATTTAGTTACATTCGCCGTAGTTACCAGCACTTCCAAGACTTCTGAAAGAGTCGAGGTTACTGGAACAGTAGCAAGATACCTACGAGTGTCCTATACAGTCGCAGGTTCCACAGGTACCGCCACCCCAACCGTGGCTTTTTCAAGGAGATAAATAAATGCCTACATTTCGTCATGGTAAGTCCACCGTATTCAAGGTAGACAACTCAGGTGGCACACTTACCGATATTTCAAATTCACTAACTGATGTTTCATTCCCACAAACAGTTGAAACTGCCGAAACTACATCTTTTGGTTCAAGCGCAAAGACCTACATTGTTGGTTTGACAGATTCAACAATTTCAGTTTCAGGTAACTTTGATGCAACAGTTGATGCTCACCTAGCAGCAATTCTAGGACAAGCCGCAACAGTTTCAATCGAATACGGTCCCGAAGGATCAACTGCTGGACAGGTTAAATACACAGCCGAGGCAATCCTTACTTCTTATGAGAAATCTGGCGCAGTTGGCGATGTCGTGTCATACTCAGCCGAACTTCAAGTAACAGGCGCAGTAACTCGCGGTACTTACGCATAATTAAATAGCAAAACAACTTAATAAATCGTGACCAACCTAGTGTCCCAAGGAGAAATAAATGAATCTCAAAGAAGCAATCTTTAGTGCCGATGACATCACAAAGGAACTTGTAGAAGTTCCAGAGTGGGGCGTAACTGTTGAAGTTCGCTCAATGACAGCGGCAGAACGAGCCAAGTTAGGTGAAGGCGCATCAAAGGGCGACAAAACAGATGTCGGTCTTATGTACGCAATGACAGTTATCGCAACTGTTTATGATCCAACTTCAGGTTTGCCAGTTTTCACAGATCAAGACAAGGAAGCAATCCTTTCTAAGAATGGCGCAGTAGTTGAGCGCCTTGCTACAAAGGCTCTTGGTAGTTCTGGTCTGACTGACAAGGCGGTAGATGAGGCACAGGCTCGATTTCCTAAAGAATCCTGAGCGTAGATTTCTTTTTGAACTAGCAGAAAAATTAGGTAGGACGGTGGCTGAGATTCTCTATGGGAGTCCAGCACACCGCCCCCTAAGCAGTATGGAATTAACTGAGTGGACTGCGTTTTGGACTCTCAAAGCAAAAGAGCAAGAGAAGGCAGAGCGTAGAGCGAAGGCGAGGCGATAATGGCAGAAACTCCTACCATGGAAGTTCGCGCCCGCCTCACCGCAGAAACCGCGCAATTTACCAGAGGTCTTGAACAGGCTTCAAGATCAGCAGATCAATTTGCTCAATCCAGTCAGCGCCTTCAACAAGCGATGACTGGTATAGGGGTTGCTTCAGCGGCGGCGCTTACAACTTTAATTGCTCTTGGTACCAAATCATTTATGGCAGCGGCTCGCGTAGACGAGTTAGATGTTGCTATGAACGCTGTTGGAAAAGCAACAGGTCTTGGTTATCAAGCAATTAGAGATGCCGCAATAGCCACAAAAGACATGGGCATTGAGATGGAAATTGCCCAGCAATCAGCCATTAAATTTGCTCAAAACAATCTTAAATTATCTTATGCTTCAGAATTGGCTAGAGCGGCTCAAGACCTTGCTGTTGTTAGCGGCAAGAACTCAACTGAAACATTTAATATGCTTACTCACGCCGTTATTACAGGACGAAGTGAAGTTCTTAAATCAGTTGGTATTCAAAAATCTGCTGGTCAAATGTATGAATCATTTGCTAGAAGCATTGGAAAATCCGCGAGTGCTTTGACTTATCAAGAAAAGCAAACAGCAGTTGCCACGGGTGCGCTTGCGGAAGCGGCTAAAGTTGCTGGAACATACGAAGCGGCTATGCAAAGTCCTGGTAAAGTTCTCCGTTCTTTCTCTCGCATTACTAACGATATTCAAGTTTCTTTAGGCGATATGCTTCTAAAAGGTATTGGACCTATTGTTTTCCATCTTTACGAGTTCTATAAATCCTTAAGCAAGGCTATTGCTAATAGCGTAATTTTCAGAACAGCGATTGAGGCTGTTAAGCAAGTAATTATTAAATTAACTGCTCCAGTTGTTAAATTCCTTCAAAAAATGAAAGAAGTGGTTGATAACTTTACTAAAGTTTCAGTAGCCGCAGGAGAAGTAAAGGCTAACTTTGATCCTGTTGGAGATTCTGTTAAGAACCTTGCTGGACAGATTGAATTCCTTTTGCCAGCAGTTGCGTCAATGATGGCGATGTTTGCTACTTTTGCTGGCGCTAGAGTTTTTGCCGCAGTTCCAATTTTAGGCTCAACTTTGGGAATGTTGGCTGGACCTATTGGAATAATTGCGATTGGGTTTGCCACTTTATACATGACTTCAATCCAAGTAAGAACCGCTATAAATAATTTGTTTAGGTCTTTACAGCCATTTGTATCCGTTGTTGTGGCAGTTGGCAAAGGTTTGGCTACCTTGGCTGGTTTTGGAGTTGCTCTTTTGGCTAAGGCAATAAATGGATTAGCCACGATCATCAATTCAATTACTGGTTTTTTTGAAAGACACGCAACTGTTGCTAGAATTTTAACTGGAGTAGTTGTAACTCTTGTTGCCGCTTTTCTTGCCTATAAAGCGGCAATCATCGCGCTTCCAATAATTCAAGCCGCAGTTACTTTTGCCACAGAAGCAATGGCAGTTGCCCAAGTAATATTAACAGGTGGACAATTAGCAACCATAGCCTCTACTAATGGCTTAGCCGCTTCCATGCTTAGTTTGAACGCAACAATGATGGCAAACCCTATCGGTTTAGTAGTTGGTGCCATAGTTGCCCTAGTGATTGCTTTTGGTTTTGCTTGGAAAGAAAGCGAAACTTTTAGAGAAGTAATGACTGACGCTTTTAACGCAGTTGCCAAGGTAGTCGGAGCAGTTCTTGGATTTACCTTTGAAATGCTCGGTAATTTAGTTCTCGGCTTTGGTGAGTTGATTAGTGTTAATAATACATTTGGAAAGGTAGTTTCATCTGTATTCCAATTTGTTTATGACGCGGTTTTATCTTTTGTCACATTTTTCATAAAAGCAGTTAAATATATTGTTGATGGATTTGTAAATCTAATGACAACCAATAAAACTTTTGCTTCCGTTGTTGAAAATGTCCTTAATTTTGTTATTGACGCATTTATTTTCTTTTATACTTTCTTTTACAGAGTAGTTAAATTTATTTTAGACGCATTTGTTTATCTCTTTGATACTCATAAAGCCTTTGGTAAAATAGTTGCCGCTGTAATAAACTTTGTCGCAAAAGCCTTTTTTGGCTTGCTTAGTTTTTTCCTTGAATTTGTTAAAACTTTTGTTGATACTTTTATTGATCTATTTAAGAGCCATGAATCTTTTAGAAAAATAGTTGAAACTGTTTTCAATGTAGTTATTAAAATTATTGGTCATGCTGTCACAGCGATTGTTGTTGTTTTGGCTAATATCATTAAAGCCATTGCTACCGTAATTTATTATTTTGAACAGTTTAGAAATTTTGTTTCTGAGGTATTTAGTAAAGTGGTTGCTGGCATAGATAAGGCAAGAGAGTTTATTGGTGGTATTTTTGAAAAAATTGGTGGTTATCTTGGAAAACTTGTAGCATGGGTTAAAGATAAATTTGCTGATATGTTTGAATTCATTGCTAGACAAGCCGAGAAAATTCCTGATTGGCTTGGCGGCGGAAAAGTAGCCGATAAATTAAACGACCTTGCTGATGGCATAAGAGGAGTTAAAGAGGAGAGTAAAAGCGGTTTTGATATTTCAATAGGTGGTTTAATTGCGGCGGCGGCTGGTAAGGCTATTGATCTCGTTAGCGCTATTGACTCCAAAGTTATTGAAGCCTCAAAGTCTTGGGGTAATTACGAAGGTGGTGCCGCTGGCGCACTTTCAGGCATTGCTAATAAAATGCTTTCATTTGCGGCAAAAGTTACTGAGTTCAGTAGCAAAGATAATGGATCAGCGATTGTTGCTGGAATTTTAAAAACTGCTGAGGCAACTTCTACTGGCTTGGGCATGGTAATCAAAGGTCTTAAAGCAGCACAAGATCAAGAATTTGGAACTTTACTGATAGACACTTTAGTTAAAGTTGCCAGCGAAGCCTCAAAAATTATGGGCAAAGTTTTTGATGTTGTAGATGGACAAAAATTTGGAACAACTATTGTTAATGGTTTAGTAGACACAGCAAAACTTGCTTCTAAAGGTTTAGAAATAGTTTCAACAGCGCTTGCTAAAATGGCTAAGGCTGATTTTGGAGATACAGTAGTTGAAAAAACTAGCGAAGCCGCTATTAAGGCTGGTAACTTCCTAATTGGCTTAGCCGCTGGAGTTCGTTCTTTTACCTCTGAAGATTTTGTCGGCAAAGTTTCAACAAATATTAAAGAGTTGCTTGACAGCCTAAAAACAGGACTTGGGTTTGGCGATATTCTTGCTGAAGAAAAGAAAAAATATAATGAAGCCAGCGCTATTGACCTAAATAAAGATAAAAACGCCGAGGCATTACAGGCAAGCGCAGATCGTTTGAAATCAATTCGTGAGGCGATGCAAGCGGGTATTGATTCAATCAAGGGTGTTCTTGACGATCTACGCCAAGCAGCGCATGACTTCGCTAATAGCCTAAAAGATACAATCGTAGGATTCGCTGGTCTAAGAGGTGTTGAGTTACCAGACGGATTTATTCCGAAGGCTAAATCTCTTATTGAGAACATGAACCAGCGCCTTAATAAGAGTATGCAGTTTGCTTCTCAAATTGCTCAACTTCAGGCGTTGAACTTAGACGCAGGTGCGCTGAAAGACATTATTGAGGCAGGTCCGATTAAGGGCGCTCAACTCGCGGCTTCTATTCTTGGCGGTGGTACTGAGGCTATTTCTCAGATCAACAGCCTACAAAAAGCCATTGAGTTCTCGGGCGCAACTATTGGTGCTATGGGATCAGACGCGGCTTACTCGGGTTTGATTGCTAATGCTCAGGCTAAATACAATGATTTGGTAAGGGCGCAAGATACTTTGGCAGTTCGTGAAACAGCAGGTGGCAATGTTTATATTGGCACAGACGCAATTAAAATTACCTTGAATACTAACAAGGCTGGCAGTACGGAAGAAGAACTAAAGATGATTACCGATAAGATTCAGGAAGTCTTTGGAACTTTGGCAAAAGAATTGGCGGCTAAATAATGGCAACTTATACACTTCGCCCTAATGCTAATTGGAATGGTGCCGCCTCCTTTACTATTTCTGGTGGCTCCGCTTCGGCTCACGCGGCTCTTGCTGACTCTAGCGATAGCACTTTCATAACTCGTACCAGCACTACAATTCCTGCCTCCTACGAAGCCGAGTTCGGCACACAAACTTTGACTTCCTCTGAAACTGTAACCTCAGTAAATTTACGCGCTCGCATATCTGTTGGCACAGCAGGTCTAGCACAGTTCAGCCTTGGTGTAATTACGGATCGCAATGGTCGTACTGTGACTTACGGAGTTCCAGTAACAAAACAAAACACTCTGGCTCTAACCACAGTTGATCTCTCTTTAAATTTGCCCAGCGCCCCGACAGGAGCCGCATGGACTCAAACACTAATTGATAACTTAGTAGTAAAAATTACAGACGGCGCTGTAACAAGCGGTGACAGAAGTAATATCTATGCTCTTTTTATTGATGTTGTAACGGCGGCAAAGCCAACTGTTACGGTCAATGCGCCTACTGGAACTATTACTGATACATCATTTCCCGCCGTAACTTGGACTTATGGAAATACAGACGGCAATGAGCAATCTGCCTACGAGATTAAGATTTTTGATTCGACTACTTACAGCGGGGCATCATTTAGCGCTAGTACCTCAACTCCAACTCTAGGTACGGGAATTATTACTTCAAACAATGACGGTCAAACGCTTGAAGGTGATTTAGCAAACTCAACAACTTATCGGGCTTATGTAAGAGTCGCGACCCTAATCAACGGAAGTAATTATTTTAGCGATTTTGCTTTCTCGCAATTTAGTTTATCCATTGATTCCCCTGCCTCACCGACTATCTCTGCCTTTTATGAGTCCACTTCTGGTGCTGTAACTGTTACCGTTTTTGGTAGAACAAACGCATTATCTACAAATCAGGCTTCGCTTGAAACAGATACAACTGGTTGGGTTTCATTATCTAATTGTTCTTTGACACGAAACACGGTTCAATATTTAAGTGGTATTGCTTCATTGGCTCTGACTGCGACTGCCGCTGGAGATATGACGGCTACGACTACCTCGGCAACTGCCTTTACAGTTACACCCGCAACAAAGTTCTCAGCCACAGCACAATTTAAGGCAAATACGACTGCTCGATCAACCTCAGTTGGAATTTTATGGCGCGACTCAACTGGTACAACACTTTCAACAGTTTTTGGGACTGCTGAAAATGATTCCGCAAGCGCGTGGAATGAATGTACGGTCAGCGGAACCGCGCCCGCAACTGCCGCAACTGCCATGGTAGTAATCAAAGTTGCCTCTGCTGGATCAGGCGAAATCCACTACATAGACAAAATTGCTTTTCACGCTGGAGATAGTCCTACTTGGACTAGAGGCGGATTCTCAACATTTACATTTGTTGTGGAACGCTCGAGTGACAGCGGCACTACCTATACAGAACTTCGAGATAGCCCAGTAGCGGCAAGTACCGCACAAATAGCAACACTTGAAGATTACGAAGTTCCCTTTGATCTAACTGTTCTTTATCGTGCGAAAGCGAGGGCTGAAATCTAATGGCTGTTCTTTCTTCTGGTTATACAACCACCGAGCCAATCCTTGTAAGTAATCCTGGATTCTGGTCTTTTACTGCTGTTGAAGCGCCATCAAAGCGTGTTGCCTCATTACGAGTTCAACAACCGCTTAATTCTCAAATCGTAGAATCTTATGGACAGTTTAAACCTCTAGGTGCTTCTAAAACTATTGTGGTTGCTACCAGCATTTATGGAATTGATGGCTCTTATGAGTTCACCACGCAAGGCGAAACGGAATGGGACGAGTTATATCCTGTCCTTATTTATCAAGGTATTCTCCATGTCCACGATCCGTTAGGTCGCCAAAAGTATGTTCGCTTTGTAGATAGAACTTGGACAGAAGTTGGCTCCATTGATAACTTAATCCGCAACGCCAAGGTAAATTACTTTGAGGTAGGCGCTCCTTAATGTATCCCGTATCTGA